TAGAAATCTGGTATACTTATTTCTGGATGTATAATCATTTCCTTTATGATCTGTGTAAACTGAATTAGTTCCAGTTCTTTTGAAGGTTTCGTATTCAAAATGAGCAAGTTTCAATATCTCAGCAAATCTATCTGGAGGTAAAAAATCTTCTACCTCTATGTGGTGCCATGGATCATGACTATGTGTTACCTTCATCTTCCTCACATTTTGATTTGTATGCCCACTCAGTTGTATGACCGACAGACCACTTGTCTGAGTTCTCTACCATGTAATTCTGTGAGCAGACCTCAAAGTCTGGTGCTATGGTATTGTCAGAGATAAGACTCTGATCTTTCCATATGATTCTATTGTTGGGTTGTAATGCAAACTGTCCGTTGTCAAGTGCTATGCAATTAAATGACTTATGTTCTGGATCATCTTGACTATAATTTGTATTGAGTGTCGATGATTCTGAGTGACAATTGTCAATTGTAAAACAATACTGTCCCTTGTGCATCTGTCTGTCCTTACCAAAGAACTCACACCTGTTTAGCAATGGTTTCTCTATGACAGTCAAGTTGTAATCAAAACAATCCCATATTTGAAGTGTGTCAAGTGGTAGCAGTTTGTCTGGATCGTAGTCTGTCTTCCATACAAATGCACTGATAGGTAACTTATCAAATAGTGCACCATAGTCATATAGTAGTGTCTCAAAGTACAATGCTTTGTGCTGCACACTCTTGACAGAGATCCATGTGCCAGGTGTTGTTTCACCATGACCCTTTTGATGATCGTATAGAAATTCTTTCCTTACATGTACAGGGTAAGGTGGTAGATTATGAACTAGGAATGCCATTAGGGTTTCAAATTTTTTTGTACTCCTTCAAGAGTTTTTTTCATGTTTACAAATATTGTTGATAGATCAGCGTCACCAAAACCTAATTGTGAGGATCCTCTTTCAAGTTCTTTCCTCATTTTGATTGCTTGTGGATCATCAGATAATCTTATTCTTGCCCACATAATCTCTTGTTTTTCTAATAACTCTTTGATTGTTTCTATATGTTCCCACTTTGCTTCGTTACTCATCTTTGGAAACTCAAGAATGACTGTATACAATTCCTTTTGTATGTCCATGATTTCTTGCATCTCATCACGGATGATAGGAGAGTCGAAAAAATTACTCATCAATCCTCTCTTTTACTAATGATAGTAAATGTTTTTTGTATTTGTTCTTGTCGATATTTAGAAAGGGAAGGTACTTTCTGATCTTCAGAGAAATAGTTTTCCATACAGGATCTTTAAGTTTTTTATCGTAGTCATCACAAAAAGAAAATAACTTTTCGTAGATGCACATTTGTTCTACAGATATTCTACCACCCAGATGCTCTTTTAGCAATGGTGAGTGACCTTTGGATGGACTGAATAGTGTATCTAAATCATAATTATCTAACATCTCCTCTGATTGTTGTTTGAAATCATAGTACAAACTTTGTTTTCTTTTCTGCCAATCCTTATATACTGTCTCTCCTGATCTTATAATATTACCGATCCACAACCCTTGAGGATTGTCTGTTGCCACAAAATTAGCGAGAAAAAAATCACATACTTCTTCATCATTATATTTTCTAGATGTTTTCTCAAACCAATATCTATCTTTTCTTTTGTAAAAAGAGTCTATCTTTGCTCTTGATTTACCACCATACCTATGGTAATCATATTTTTCTTTTGTAAAATGGTTTTTGTATGCCAGATATTGTTTGTAAGTATCAAAGGGGGTCATGACAAGATTCATAATTCAAATAACAAATCGGGCGAGTGATGTTTTCTTCAAATAATTTAGTTCAGTTGCATTACATTTTAATTTCTCTTTCAATGGTTTTGATATGAGTTTCGATACGTTTTCTATCTCTATATTATTCTCTTCACAATAATGACAGATAGCTTCAATGTAATCCATCTCGGCATTATGCTTGACTAGCATTTCTATGTCATTAGAAAATTTATCCTGACATAGGAAGTTCTTTTTCAAGAACTCTCTCCTTGCCTGTTTGGATTCAGATGCCACTAAGTTTGTCCTCCACAAATTTTTCAATGTACTTTACCAATAATCTCATATATTTCATTTTATCATACTCTTCGTACACTGTCACCTCTCCGTTCTCACATGTCATAAGAATGACAAGTTTCTTCACAGGAATATCTGTGAGTTCATAAAACATACAAGCGTACGCTGCTGCCTGTACAAAATAATTTTCAATCCAATCTCTTGGTTTTGGTTTTGCAGCAGTTTTAAAATCTATTATTGACAGTTCACCATTATATTCTGCTATACAATCAACAGTCCCTGCTACACCAAGTTCTGTTGAATACAGACTCTTCTCTAGAGCGTAGATATTATTTATATTTTGTAATGTTTTTTTTGCCTGTGTGAATAACATTTTAGGACCAGGTTTATCAAACTCTACGTCCTTATTCAACAAATAATTTTCTATAAGTTCATGTGTCGAGGTTCCTCTAGATGTTGCTCTTTTTGTTACTCTATCTGCCTCCTTGTCACCAACTCTTTTCCTCCACTCCACAAAGATTTGTTTGTTGAAATGAGATGTGACTGAGGTGATAGACACCATGGGTCTGTCATTAACATTGTAATACCTGACACCATCAATAGTTTTCCTACTCAATGCAGGGAGTTCACATTCTACATGCTGAAACATTACATTCCTAGTTCAATTTTACTAATAAGATAACTTTTGACTATACCTGATCTTACAATATCATCCACACCAAACTCAACCAAATCAAACTCAGGCATCCTAGCAATAATTTTTTGGAAATCAAGGACACCATTCCTATCGTTGGTCTTTACGAGGTCAGTCTGAGCAACATCACCACAGAACATAATCTTGCAGTTTTCACCTACTCTTGTCATTATACTATCTAACTCATGAAAATTCAAGTTTTGTGACTCGTCCACAATAATGATAGCATCATCAAGAGTTGTACCTCTGATGAATGAGGTTGACCAGAACTTGATGCTGTCCTGTGTCTTGAGATTACCCCACAACATATCAAAGTCATTGTCCGTAGGTAACTCGAACATATACTTGACCATATGTTTGTATGGTATTTGATATATGTCAGACTTATCCTCGTGATCACCAGGTAAGAAACCTATTTCTCTGGTAGATACAAGAGATCTCACGATGTACAATTTTTGGTAAGGTGTTACAGGATCTAGTACTTCCTTCAGTGCAAGATATAATGTGATGAATGTTTTACCTGTGCCTGCTGCACCATATAAAAATAATGATTTACCTTCTGCATATTGGTCAAATACCACCTTTTGATTCTCTGTCACAGGGTCAACCTGTACCATCATATCAGAATGAAAAGGTTTCTTTCTTTGCATTTGCTTGCCAGTCATACCAGCACCGACACTGGTTGACATCTTCTTCTTTCTTGCCATTATGGAAACCTTTTCTGTGGTTTTACTTTAGAACCTGGTACTTGTGCTACCTTTGATAACACTTCATTCCATCCACCATCTGTTCTACTATAAACATCTCCAGTACCACTTACAACTCCTCCAGTACCTGCACTCCAATCTTTATCCCAATCAGGATTGTCTTTTCTCCACTCATCATACTCTTTCATAGACATAGTAAGTTCTTTTGTTTCACCAGTCTTCAAATTTTTTAATGGATAACTTGGCATATGTTTTTGTAAGGTGATGTATTTATGATGTTATTATAACCTTTCTCTTGGTCTTTTGCTGCTGTGCTGCACTAAAATGTAATGGTTTGTGAGTACACATGTTACAAACTGACTCTGCTTTTACTGAATTATCACAGAATAATTCTAACTCTTCGTCAGAACAGTTGACAGGCACACCATCTACAAGGTATGGATTCCATTCTGGATCTCCAGTTTGATCCATTACATATAACATCTCCCTCAAAAATGCAGTGTTCGGACATTTCCACAACCTACCATTATATAATTGAGCATTTGGACAGGAGCACCAAGCAAAACTCTTTTCTATATTACCCTGATTGTATGGGTGAATCTTATCTCCTCTTTTTTTTATAGAATCAAACCACCTATCCTTATGATTATGATGCTCTGTGATTCTCAATTTCCATGGTCTATTAGGTGCGGGTCCTACCTCCCATTCATACTTTGTTTTCTTTGCAAATCTCTCAAGGATATCAATTACATTCTTACCACGCTCAGTATTTTCTGGTAGATGTAGACTAACTCTCATATAAACTTTAGGATGATCTAAGATATCAAAGATCCAATCCTTACCCTCTAGCAATTCACCATTAGTGTAGAGGTACACATCATTATTGGCATACTCCAGAGTTGTACGAAATATTTCCTCACATCTTGGGTTGAGAAGTGGTTCGCCACCTATTATATTTGCTCTCCTTAGAT